GGCTGTCGCGCACGCGGCTGTCCTTCGCGCTGTGCCACTCCTGCACCAAGTCGGTCGGGTCCAGCGTGCCGTTCTGCACAGCCTGCTGAAAGGCTTCCTGCGTTCCCATGTGGACAGATCGCAGGGCTTCGGTGCGCCCGATCACTTCGCTGCGGTATTTCACATACCGTTCGCCGTAGCGTTCGACCATTCTGTCGATGGTCGCCTGATCCAGCGCCTTGCCGTCACGCACCGCGTTCAGCAGCGTGCGGTCGAAGCGTGCGTCCCGCAGCTTGCGGTTCAGGGCTTCGGTGTCCAGTTCTTCCAGCATCCGGCGGTAGTTGCTGACAGCCGCCGCCTGCCGTTCTGTCAGGCCGACACTGTTGCGGAACGTGACGGCTTGCTGCCGTGGGTTCACGCCATCACGTATGCCTTCTGTCATCCGGTTGCGCAGCACGTCCCGTTGTTCCTGCGTGAACTCGCGGATCAGCCGCAGCTTGTTTGACTGCATCTGGTCCACTGCCCTCTGGTTCACGATGTCGAAGCTGACGGTGACGCCAATCTGCTGGGCCATGAAGGTTGCCGTGGCCTGCCCGCTGTTGATGAAGGCACCGTTGGCCGTGTCCGCGAAGCTGTCGAACCCGGACAGGACACCAGACAGTGCTTCGTCAATGCGCCCGGCACCCAGCAGCTGGGCAAGCAAGGTCAGGTTGATGTCGGCACGCATCCGCTGGATGGTCGCCCGAAAGGCAGCAGCCAGCGCCGGTTCCATCTTGTTCAGCAGGTCTTCGATCAGCTTTTCAGTGGTGGCCATTACTTCCTGCCCAGCACCAGATATGTGGCCGCCGCCGGGTCGCGTTCCAGCGTGCGCATGATCTTGTAGGTGTCGCCCTCTATTGTCACCTGATCGTCGTTCTGGGGAATGAAGCCCGCAGTGCTGAACGATCCAGCCAGCATCAGGATCGCCACGTCACCCACACGGATCGTGGTGTCTTCGTCGCGGTACTTCTTCGCCACGCCATCCTTGATCCCTTCGAAGGTCACGGTGGTGGTGGTCTGTGCGCCGCCAGCCGTCAGGCTGCCCGGTGTGCGGCTGCCGTATGCCGTCCGGGTGATGGTGCCCGGCACCAGCTGTCCGCTGAAGGCCGCTGCCACCTGCGCTGCAATGTCGATTCCGAACAGGTTAGGCATCGTGATCACTCCTACTTCGGCCAGTGGTAGGCCAGTTGCATTCCGATCCCTGCCACAATCACCAGCAGGATGATGGCCGTGACTGGCCAGTCCGGCGGTTCTGGTGGCAAGAAGGGAAGCATGTCACAGCCAGCGCCTGTTGGCCACTGCCCGCAGAACGCCGATCCCGAACAGGATCACCGCACCGATGCCCAGAAGCATCGCGCCTTCGGGCCACAGGTCGAAGCCATTCGCCGGGCTGGTAGCAACCAGCTGTTGTGTGCTGGCACCCTTGGCTTCAGCTTCGGTGAACGCGGCCAGCTTGTCTTCCGGCACACAGATCACCTGCGCCACGTCATGGTTCAGCAGCTTGCGATCCGACAGCCGGTTCTGCCACGTCAGGCAGTCGTCCACGTTGTCGTAGGTTGCCCAGCCGTCAGCGATGGCACCCGTCACGGTCTTCCACTGGCCGCCTTCGTTGGTGCGCAGAAGCATGTGCGTCTTCATAGTTCCCAGTCTCCTGTATCAGTGGCCATGATGTACATGGCGCAAACGATCACACCCATGACACACAGGCTGATCAGCTTGTCCAGATCGGACAGTTCACCACCATGCGGCACCATGTCCCTTCCATCCTTCATGTGGCAGGAAGCCATAGCGCATATACCTGCGCACCATCCAGTAGGTCAGGCCGACTGCGACCAGTGCGAACCAAATGCCATCAGTGAAGTCCATCGTCGTGTCTCCTATGAAGGTTTAGCGTTGGTCAGGGCTTGCCAGTCGGCTTTCTGATCCATCGCCATGCGCTTTTCGTGCGCCAAGTATGCGTCCTGATCGTACACCACCGCGTGATCCTTCACCAGTTCAAGTTCCACTTCCACGTTGGTCAGTGCAAGGTTGACGATGGTGCGCGGATTGGTTGCGTTGATTGGCTGCACTGTGATGGACGCGATCTTGAACAGGTGCGTGATGTTGTTGCCGTGATCGTCAAACAGCTGAACGCGGCTGGCGTCAGGTGGCAGTATCATCTTCATCTTCGTCCTGTTCCTTTGCTGTCGTGACCAGTTGGTGAAGGTTCCGCCCCACGTCTGCCGGATCGGCAGTGATGCGGTCCCATGCTTGATACAAGGTCACGTTATCATAGAACGGGCCGAAGGCAATGGCCGCATATCGCCCTTCGTCGTCATACATTGTCGCATGTATCTGCGCGGCGATCTTGCCGTCCGGCTGATCCGCGAACATGATCTGCAACAGGAATTGCCAGTTCAGCACTGCACCGTCTGGCCGGAACACGCACACCCGGCACCAGTCATGGGTGCGGATGTGGAAGTCCTGATTGCTGGGCACTTCGGGCTGGATCGGAACGCTGGGCTGTCGGAAGCCGCCAATCATGTCAGGTGCCAATCAGGTCGAAGTCGCCGCGATCCGCTTGGTCTTCCTTGTCGTCCACCGGATCGGGTGCGGTGTAGCGCGATTCGTCCGCGCCGTAGTAGTAGCCACGGTCGCCGTCACTGCCGCGCAGCCACAGGCCGACCATTTCGTGGACGATCTGCGGCAGCCGGGTGGACGTGGTGTCCGTGGGCCGGAAGTTTTCAATCTCCACCGATCCTGCCTTCAGCCGCTTCACGTTGGTGCCGGTTGTGGGCTTGTTCAACACGTCCGTGCTGCTGTTCAGGATCAGCGCCAGTTCATAGGCCGCTTCTTCCACGATGGTGGGCACGGCATCCGTAGGCAGCGGCATCCCGTTGCGGTCCGTCAGCCCAGTGCGCGGGAAGGCCAGCACCTGATCTTCCGCCACTTTGCTGCCGTCCCACAGCAGGCGTTCGAACAGCCGGGTGGCCTGCACCATCAGCCGTGCCTGTGCATCTGCGTCCAGTGCATTCCACACAGCCGCGTTCGGGCTGCCGGTGAAGTAGATCGTGGCTGCCGCCTGCGTGCCATAGACGTTGAATTCCGTGCCGCCGCTGGCTGGGATCATGACTGTGCCCATGGTCGTTCCTTACAGGATCATGAATTCGTTGTTGCCGATGCAGCGGATGTGCAGCGCACCATAGGCGGCGGTCGTGGCCTTCTCACCACCGTCTGTGCCGTTGACGGTCACGCCGGACGCGCCGGTCACAGTGACTGCGCCAGCGCCACCTTGAACGATCTGCGTCCAGTCGCCATCCTTCCAGTTCAGGTTCGCAGGGATAGTCACCGCGATTGCGCCCGCGTTGGTGGCGCGCACGAACTTATACTGGTGCAGGCGGGTGGCAATGGTGAAGCTGGTTTCGCTTTCTTCCACCGTGCCGTCATAGCCGCCGATCAGGTTGGTGGCCAGCATCTTGCCACGGACTTTGTGCGTCATCGTCTTGTCTCCTAGTTGCTGTCGTCTTCTTCAGGATCAGGCACGTCATCGTCGGCGTCTTCGGTGGACGGCGGGGTGCTGCCGGGATCGTCGTTCAGTGCATCAGCGCCAGCTGTCCGAAGCCCGGCGATCATGCTGTTCTTCTGGTCCATGACTTCTTCGATCAGTTCCATCGGCGTCTTCGACAAGCCCAGAAGATCGCGCACTTCTTCGCAGGCCGGGTCACGCGGGTCCAGTGTCACGCCAGCCTGCGCCATGTCCTTCAGTGCCCTGGTGATATTCTCCACGTCACGGAACTGGATGGCTTCCGGCTTCAGCTTCGGCATCAGGTCTTCGTCCAGACCGTTCAGCTTCCACAGCGGCCACAGGATGTCCCATTCAGCCGACTGGCCAAGTTCGGTCAGTGCGCTGTCCACCAGCCTGTAGAAGTTGCTGGTCTTGTCAGCTGACAGTGCATAGGCACCGCCGTCCGATCCCAGCAGCATGAATTCGGTGCCCGTGATCCGGGCCATTTCACGGTTGATGCGTTCGATGGCGTTGTGGATGTTGGCGTGGATGGTGCCAGCGCCATCGCCGCGCATCATTTCCACATCCCACTTGCGGATGGATGACGGGGACTGCGCTTCGTCCACGTTGCGGTAGGTCGCGCTGTCCAGCAGGATGCCACGGTCGGGCGACTGCTTGTGGTACTGCACGAAGTCCTTCATGAACTGGATCGACTCTGCCAGCTTAGCCGGTGTCATCTTGCCAGCCTTAACCAGATTGCGCAGTTCGTTCAGCGGCGCACGCGCCACCGGCATTCCGTGCAGATCGTTTTCGTAGCCGACACGTTCCAGCTTCAGCAGCATTTCCAGACGTTCGGCTGGTTCGATCAGCTGTCGGGCAAGGCCAAGGCCATCAGGGCTGTCAGACAGGGTGTCGTCCACCGTGTAAAGCAGCTTGCCACGCGGCAGGTACTTTTCCTTGAACGTGGTCGGGTTCTCCTGCACGCAGCCAAGCACGTTGCCAAATTCGTCCACGTCCCACTTCTTGATTGTCGGCTGCGGACGCATGGCGATGTCGTGCAGGCCATAGCGCCCGTCCTTGCGCTTGACTGCCACCCATTCCTGTGTGGCGAAGCCGTGGAACTTGTAGGTGGCCTGCCTGCTCACGATCCGGTTCCACGGTGTGACCATCTGGTCCAGCACTTCTTCCACGAATTCGGCTGCCTGCTTGGCAGCGTCGGTGTCGTCCGCCGGTTCCACCTTCCAGTCCGCCTTGGCGATCAGGTTCAGGAAGTGCCGTGCACTGGCCGCGACCACAGACGTGTTCACCATCAGGTTCTGAAACGTGGCATAGCGCCGGTCGCCGGTCAGGGCCGCGTTCTTTTCGCGGTGGTCGATCAGGCCGCCATAGATGACGGTGCCGCTGGAACCCACTTCCTTGGTCGGGGTGGGCTTGGTGCGTTCAACGCCGATTGTTTGCAGGATGTTTTCCAGCATCGAAGCCATGGTGAGTCCTTCAGTTCAGCTGCCGCGTCCGGCGCTGGTGATCACGGTGCCAGCATAGTGATGGCCGGGGAAGGTTGCAAGCACTTAGCTTGGTCGTCGGGGCCATGCGAGAAGAACAGGATGGTCGCGGATGTCGTCGCGCCTGTTCCAGCGGTGATCCACCCAGCCACGGCGCAACTGGTCGCGCTTGCGCTGCTGGGCTGCCTCACGTTCTTCACGAATAGCTGCCTGCTTGGCTTCGCTGGCAGCACGCTTGGCAGCCCGTTCCCGTTCAGCCTTGTCACGTGCCGCAGTTTCTTCGGCGGACAATGGCCGGTTCCATGAACGCATCCATGCGTGGTGCTGGTTCCATGCGCGAACATGGGCACGGGCGTCCAGCAGCCAGTATCGCTGATTTGCGTGCAAGTCGTCGGTCATGCGTCATGGTCCTTGAAGATCGCGGCACGCACGGCAGCATCCTTCGCTTCCAGCAGCTTGCGCAGGGCGACAGTCCGTTCCGGGTTGCGTGGCAGGGTTTCGATGATCGTTTCCGCCAGATCGAAGAACGGCTTGCTGACAGGCTGCAAGTGCGGCGGCAGGTGTTGGTAGGCGAAGAACTGTGCAATCGGTTCAGTCATTGGTTCGTCTCCTGTGTTGGGTTGCCCAGAATGCAGAACCGCCTGCCGTGTAGTCAACGTGGCAGGCGGTCGCAGGGCGGGGTGATGATCAGAACGGCATGTCGTCTAGATCGGCTTCGGTGATGGTGGCGAAGGTGCCGCCACCTGCTTCGTCGGCTTCGTCGGCTTCTTCGTACATGTCGGCATCGTCTTCCGGGTGCGGCTGCATCGGGCCGGAATAGAACGGGTTGCGATACCAGACATCACGGTCAGAAAGCACCCAGCAAGCGGTCGGGTCTTCGCGCCCCACGTTGCGGGCATATTCGCGGTCGGCAAGTTGTTCGAAGGACATTGGTCAGTTCTCCTGTTTGGGTTGGATCAGTTGTCCAGCAGTGCGCCGGGTGCCAGCGGACGGTTGTGCAGGAAGCACGGCACGTCCACGTAGTGGTGCAGATCGTCGGCGTGGACATCGCGCAGATCGGTCAGCTTGAAGGATGCTTCGGCACCGTACTTGCGGCGCAGCTGGCCGATGGCCTGCTTGCGGTCGCGGGCGACGGTGACATCAGCCTGCGCTGCGCCATCGGCGTGGCGGACGTAGACTGCGAAGGTGGTGGCGCGGAAGCGGTACATGGTCAGTTCTCCTGTTCAAAGTTGAAGCCTCATTATGACGACAACAGCCCAGAAGGCAATGCCCGGATCGCCGCGTGGTTAATGATCCGCTAACGCAGATCAGAAGCTGCCAATGATGCAGCATGATAGATCAGCACGGGGTTCCCGCTTCGCCACCACCATCGCCGGTCACTTCTTCCTGCCGCTTGCGGATCAGCAGCCGACCATAGGCGCGGCTGGCTGCGTCGATCTGGTCCTTGAACTTGCCAGCCGGGAAGGTGGACGCTTCGTTCACGAAGTCGCTGTTCCAGCCACCACGCAACAGCAGCACCTTGCCGCCTTCCTGCTGCGCCGCCAGCGGCATGGCACGCATGGCATTGTC